AAAATACCAAAAACCGTTTCTTTCTGCTGAAGAAAAAACTGTAGAAGAAATTTTTGGATACATTGAGGCTATGGTAATCTCAGAAGAAGTTCAGACAGAAATTTTGTACAGGCTTTCTTCTTCAGATATTACAAAGATTCAGCAATACATTGATTCTTCACAGTCTGCTACTACTTTTGGCATGATGCCCGACCGAAAAGGGCCTCAAGAAGTTATTACTTCGGAGCTTATTTATTATTGGATGGTTGCTTACACCATTCCATTTGAATGCCAGTATTGGCACATCAACAGACTTTTTGCTTTGATACGAATTTGCAACATTAAGAACTCTCCTCCTGAGGAGGTGTCTAGACATGAAATTGCGGCTAGAAATAGAGAACTTAATGAGCAAAGAAGAAAAGAACTTGGAACTTCAGGATGAAAGGAGGTAACGCATGCTTACTTGGGACGATGTAGGGTCAAAATACTACGAGTCAGGTCTCGATCGAGGAGTTCTTTATCTCCCAGATGGAACCGCAGTTCCATGGAACGGCCTTACTTCTATTCAAGAAAACCTGGAACAAAGCACCACGGCAACATATTTCGATGGTGTAAAAGTAAATGATGTAGTGCAAATTGGGGAGTTTACGGCTACCATGAAAGCCATTACTTACCCTGACGAGTTTATTACTTTAGAAGGAAATACAGAATTCAGACCCGGATTTTTCGCGGGGGGACAATCCCCAGTACAATTTGGTCTTTGTTATAGAACAAAAATTGGTACAGATTTAGAGGAAGACAGCGGATACAAAATTCATATTTTGTATAACGTTACAGCAGTGCCAAAAAACGTTTCATATTCTACGCTTACAAACTCTCCTAAACCAATGGAATTTGAATGGGCTATCACCACCATTCCAGAAGATATTCCAGGGGCAAGGCCAACTTCTCATGTAACTATCAGTTCGCTTACAACTGATCCTTGGCTGTTTGAAGAGCTTGAAGCTATGTTATACGGGTCTAGTACTTCGGCTGCTGCTCTTCTTCCTATGATTGACCTTATAAACTATATTAGCGAATGGTATAGGGTTAAGATTGTAGATAATCTTGATGGAACCTGGACCGCCATTTCGCAAAGAGATGGTTTTATTGATTTTCCGTATCCAAACAACTATGGTTACTTTACAATTGCTAATATTAATGCATATTATGAAAACTCAAACGTTTTTATTATTAGCGATACAATGGACATTAAAGACGTTCCTAAAATTGATATTGTTGACGAACAAAATGGAACTTGGATTGCATATTCAGACAATTCTAGTCTTATTGTACTGCACGAAAACGGTTCTTTTGAAATTAATGAAGCAAATGTTGAATTTATTAGCCCTAATGAGTATCGTATCTCGAATACTCCGTACAGTTAAAGGAGAAACATGGGCACTGTAACTGGTTATACTGCAGATTACATGGACCAAATTTCAAATAACGTTATTATTTCTGGAGCAGTTGATTCTACTGGGCATCTTATTCTTACTAAAAGAAACGGGTCTACTTTAGATGCCGGATATGTTATGGGTCCTCAAGGAATTCCTGGTGCTGGAACAGCTAGCCTTGCTACTGCGTATCAGCTGCTTAGCCCAGTTGGGACTGTTTCTCCTTTTGCTGGAACAGTTATTCCTTCTGGATGGCTAGAATGCAATGGGCAAAGTATTAGCCGTACTACTTATAATAATTTATGGGCTGCATTTGGTAGCCAAGCACTTTATGGAGCATTTGACGGAAGTACGTTTAATGTTCCAGATTTAAGAGGAAAAGTTATTATTGGGCATAGTGCC